CCTAATCTTGAGCCATTAGCAACTATAAAGTAATCTTTAGATTGACCTGTATCACTGATGGCAATAGCAGGATTTCCACTATCTTCTAAAAATAAAGTAGCTTCTCCATTTGCATAAGAAATAGGGTTTGTTGTGTTAATACCAACAATCCCACCACCTTTAAGCATCATCAGTGTTTCTTGTGTTTGTGTCGCTCCTGCCGACACAGTAGGTGAATGATAAAAAATAATATCATCACCCATTTGAATAAGTTTGCCAGCAGCGTTAGTAACAGCCTTATAACTTGAACCATCAAAGTATGAATTTTTAGAAAAACCATTGTGGCTTATAGCATAATCTTGTGTTCCTACTGTTAAGTATGCAGTATTGGCAGATGGAATTGAAGAAGTACCAACGCCTATATTCCCAGACGCATCAATAGCCATACTAAGTGTGTCCATACCATCTGAACCACCTCTTCTAAACTGTAATCCTCTACCTGATGATGAACCAGATTGATGCACACCAATATGAAATTCACCAGAGCCATCACTAGCTGGGGTTACAAGCTCAAGCCCTTCATAAGATGAAGATTTAGAAAGAATAGCTAATGGTGCGTTTGCAGTAGTGCCAACACCAAGACCTGTTGAGGTTAATCTCATATATTCAGTAGAACCATCAGCATTATCAAATGTTTGAACGCCACCTCTAAAGGTAAGATTGGTATTAGCATCAATTAAAAATGTACCAGAATTATTTGATAAACTTCCTGTAGTTCCAATATTGACAGTACCAGCAAATGTAGCATTAGCACCAGAGAAAGTTACTGCTGTCGTTGGGGTTGATCCTGATTGTATGACAAGCTCACCAGAACTATTTAACAAACCACCATAGTTTGTACCACCTTGTTTTAAATAAACAGCACCACCACTACCAGAAGATTGCTTGGTATTCAGTAAAATATTATCACCAGCATCTATAGATAAATTACCAGCTGATAAACTTATGGCTGTACCATCAATGTGAAAATCATCAACATCAATGCCACCATCAGCTGTCACTAATCCACTTACTGTCAAAGAAGATAATGTACCTACAGATGTTATATTGGTTTGTGCTGCTGTTTGCAGCGTACCTGTGACCTGATTAAAAATGGCATTACCTGTTGTGCCAGAAAACACCTCACTGCTATTTGTTGCTGCTGTAAAAACAGTAAACGCACTAGCACTATCATCATAGCCAAAAAAGCCAACTCTAGCAGAACCATCATTATATTTAAATTCTAAACCTCTATCTTTGTTGTCATCAGTGCTATTAGATCCAATCGTTAAAATAGGATCGACAACTGTAGTTACTGTACTATTAACTGTTGTTGTTGTGCCATTTACAGTTAGATCACCTGTAACATTTAGATTGTCATTAATCGTTACTTCTGAAGTAGAATGACCAATACTCACAGGCACACCACTTGTAGCTGTACCTATAGTAATTCCATTAGATGTATTACTATTATCAATGTTTAATGTACTTGTACTATCCAGGGAGATATTAGAGCCATCTACAACTAACGTACCATCTATATCTGTATCATCTAGATTAGTTGTACCAGCAATGTCAGCATCACCAGATATATCTAATGATCCAGCATCTAATTCACCTGTCAGCGTAACATTACGAAAGCCTGTTATATCTTTATTGGTATCAACAATTGCTGCTTTACTAGCAGATACTATACCAGCTGTAATATCGTCAATTGCTTCCAGATCATTTTCATTAATAGCAGCATTACCAATTGTAAAACCTGTAGCTGTAACTGTAGATGCAAAATGCGCTGTACCTGTATCGGTCATGTATAATCTTGGATTACCATCACCATCAGAAAGGACAATGTAATTACTTGATGTCCTTATGTCTAAGCCACCCTCGTTACCATCAAAACCACCAACAATAGTATTTTTACTACCAGATGTTATGTGATAACCAGCTATTACACCAAGAAAAGTATTGTATGTTCCACTATCTAAACTATATCCAGCACGATTACCTAAAGCTGTATTGTTTGCAGCAAAACTTACAGCTGATGCTTCACTACTTGTAAGCTGTAAAGAGTATAATGTTTCGTGTCCAACAGCCGTATTAAAATTTGATAATTGTTCATTATATAATGCGCCATTTCCAATAGCCACATTATAAGATCCACCTAACAAACTTTTTCCAGCAACACCACCAATTAATGTATCTCCAGAACCTGTCGTCACAGCTTCACCAGCCCTTGCACCTACAGCTACATTAAAAACATTATTATCAGAACTTGTATTGAGTTGCGCTGCTAATGCCTTATGACCAACAGCAACTGTCATATTTGTATTGGTTTCTGTCTTTAATGCTTCATTTCCAACAGCAACATTGTAATCACCTGTTGTAATAGCCGTACCAGCATCATGCCCTAAAAGCACATTGTACTGTCCACCACTTTGAATACTATCACCAGCATCTTGACCAGCAATTAAATTATCTGTTCCTGATGTAGTCGTATTAATAGCACTTGCTGTTATTGTTCCTGTAATTATGCTAGATGCAAAATTTGTGATTGCTGTATATTTAGCACTATTGGCATTAGTCGTTAATGGCTGCGCACCACTACTTGTATGCGCTGTATTAACAATAAAATGATCAGATGTACTTGTGTCTTTTACAATATCTCTTTCTTGATATGCTGTATCAGCAGCCCAATCACCTCTAAGTGTGCCTATTTCCTGGGTTGCAATCGGTGTACCTGTGCTGTCAAACGATAATACTTTATTGGCTCTAGCTGTGGTATCTTCTTCTATTTCTGGATAGGTAGACCCTATTTGCGAACCAGAACTATCAAGAAGATTAGAACGACTAAATTTTAAAGATCTGTCTACAGCTTCTTGTACACCTTGTATCTGCATTACCACTTTATCAAATTGTTCTTCAATAAGTGTTGCAGAAAATGGATCATTATCAACAAGGTCCAGTTCCTGTGTTTGCGGTTGTTGTCTGCGTAGAATTACCTTTTCACCGTTTGCCGGTCTAAAATCAGTTGTGGAATAATGAGCATCAGAGCTAGTTCCTGTATTAAATTTAAACAATATATTACCACCACTAGTGTTACCTACAGAAGAGGTTGGTATAATATAATGACTGTCTAATGTTTTTTCTGTTTCCACACCGGCTGCACTACGTACAATAACTTTTAAGTCACTGGCTGCAAAAATCTTAAAGGTAAAACTAAAACTATGTGTCGATCCATCCGCTGATAAAATAACAACATTTGTACTAGATGATACTGTCATCTGCGCTCCTTTTGACTTTCTTTATCTAAAAATGCATTTTTTAAATTTTGATTTTGTGGTAAATCTAAAAACTTTTTTTGTGCCTTATCAAAAAACATATTATTTAAATTTTCAATAATTTGTATTTTCTTTTTTACAGTTGTTTTTGGATTATGATATTCAGATGAATTAAAAAGTCTGCCTTTTGAAGTATTATTTATTAATGCTTGAAGAGCTTCATAAAAATATAAATCATTAACTTGTACTGGTTCATCATTTATGTCTTTACTCTTTGCTAATCTTGCAAAGTCTGATTGTTGACCAGGTGACAAAATTATACCATTTAACCTTTTTTTATTTGTTAATGGATAATCATTATTTCCTGACATTCTATATAGATAACCAAGTTCTACTTCTACATCATCCAAAGCTTTAGATTTTTTTATAGTTAAGCCTGTTGTAAAATTCCATAAAGCTTCTTTAAAATTATTTGAAAATGAAATACTATCTGCACCATAAGCATTTCCTAATGGGTCATATTTTTTAACAAGAAGTTCATCTTTTTTAAATGCTGTTCTTTTACCTATAAGACTATTTGCCCATGATGACCAATTAATGTATTTTGACATATCATCTTGCTTTGGTGAACCTAACATACTGTAATTGGGTTCACCATTTTCTAATGTATAATTTTGCAAATCGTCAATAGTAATTAACAATTTATCTTTTCTAGGTATTTTAACTGTAGGATCTCGTCCACGTTCAATAGCACCTTGTAATGAACTAAAAGCAAAAGGAAAATTTTCAACTATAGATATGCCAAATACATTGTTCATACTTTCAGCAAATCTTGTACTACCAATACCATCTTCTACATTAGCTGACGCTACTTCATATGCAGTAAATATTTCATTTAAACTTTTAAGTGTGGGTATTTCACGAAAAACATCAAATGTAGATAATGCAGAACCTATTACTAAATCTACTAATGTTTGCGTATCATCTTTGTTTGTTAATTGTGAATTTAACATAAGTTCAGCTGTATTAGCATAAATAGACAATACTGATGCTAGTGGACCAAAACCAGCAATCGAAACATAATTTAATTTTCCATTTGGATTTCCAAATTGATCAAACAAGGGTTTGTCATCAGGAAAATTTTTACCTTTAAATACAAAACTAAACGGCTGTTTCCCTGCTCTATCAAAATCATTTCTTGCTTGTTCATTTCTTGGTTTTGCACCAATAAAACGTCCATTTGAAACTAACTCAAACATCATATATCCAACTGACATACCAAATGCCATTTTCCCCATAGCCATTTGATGTTCTGCTGGACCTAATTCACCGAACAATGCTTTTTTTGTTTTAGGTCTTAATAAATTAATTAATGGTATAAATTCTGTAGTATTAAGAATATCATTTGTTGGAGCTGTAGAAAAAGGTATTATAAATCTTCCTAATGCAGTATTTTGCACATCTCCAATTAATCTACCAAATTTTCCTAAATCTGAAGTTAAGGTAATTTTTGCTGCTTCTGTATCTAACTTATCATCAATTGCTTTTGGATCTAAATAAACCATAAGACCTTCTTCAAAAGCTTCTTGATAATCTTGTTTATTTAATTTACCACCTGTTTCTATTATTTTCTATGTGCTTGCACACCAAGTTCACCTCTTGCAGCAAGCGTTTTAAAAAATTCATCACCAGCTAATAAAAATCTAAATGGTAACGTAAAAACTTTACTTACATAATCAACTGCTTTACCAGCAACACTTGATTTACCTGTAGATGCTTGCATAGATGGCGTAAGGTCTAATCTAGATCCTTTTGCTGGCATATTAGTTAACGCAGCTAATCGTGCAGCCTGTGTAGCATCTCTTATAGAACTCATCCACGATGCAACCCTATAAATAAAATCCATTGTATTTACATTATCAACAGAATTTGCAAATTGTTCATCTAAATTTACATTTAATGTTCCTAAAATTTTTGCTAATGCTTTTGTTCTTTTACTTCCTGATGGAAAACTAAACCTTACTAAATCACCATATATACCAGCAGCGAGTTCAGCTGGTAATAATGCTGTCATATAAGCAACATTACCAATTATATTTTTAGCTTGTGTTGCTGGGGAACTTAGTATGCTTGCCATAAAAGCTTGATGCACCTGATCTTTAGCACGAACCCACCAAGAATTTTCTGCAAAACTATTTATTCCTTTTAAAACACCACTTGCACCAGTGTTTTTATTTGTGTTTATTTCAATAGATTTTAATAAATCTGTTGCTAGTTTATCTACTACGCCTGATGTTAAATCTTCACGCATAGTCTGATCAAGCATACTTGCCGCAGCTCTTTCACTAATCTGCTCATCAATTGATGTTCCTACACGAATGTTAAAAGATTGTAAGGCTCTTGCTGCTTCTGTCTGCGCACCTTTCATTTGTGCTTGTATCGCTGAATGTATAGACAATTGCCTTCTAAACATAAGTTTATCTAAATCTGTTGCCTGACGATTATCTATTAATTTAGCTAAATTTTCTAATTTTTTTGCACTATGTATAAGTAATTGTCTACCAGCTACTAAAACATAAGAACCAAATGTTTCTCCTTTTGCTCTGTTTATAATTTTTTTTGTTAGTCCAACTTCATCTTGTAATAAGTCAATTGATTTTTCTATAGTTTCTTTATTAGTTATAGTTCCACCAGTAAAACCACTCATGTCATTTTCTAACATTTTTGACATGGCTTGTATTGTATTTGTTAAATCTTCACTTGTTTCTATTCTATTAAAATTAATATCACCTACTTTCTTTACATTGTTTTTTAAATATTCTTGTAGTTGCGCTGCCTTTGTTGGTGAAGCAGCACCAAAATCTGTTTTAAAATCTAATTTTTCAGCTGTAACACCTTTTTTTGCTGAGTTAATAATTTCTTCTGTTTTTGCGTCAAAATTATTTGCTTCATCAAGAATACTTAATGCATCTTGTTTAATTAATTCTTCTTGATTTTGAATGCTTTGAAAACCTCTGCTACGAAATCGTTCAAGACCTTCATTAGACAAAATGCCTTGATCAACCATTCTTTGAGCAACTTCGTTTTGTGTTTCTTTATAATTAAAATTACCTCTATCCGGAATAATGTTTGTTTCTTGTCCTGTTGGTACTCTAGATGGTTGTTGTGATACAATTCCTGGTGCAATAACTTTATCAGGATCATCATACTCATCTGCGCCTTTAAAAGGTTTAAACACTTTTGATGGCTCACTTACTGGAGGTTGAACAAACATATCTGTTAATAATTTTATTCCTTTTAAAGAACCCATTGCAAGTTGAGTAGGATCTTTAGCAAACTCGTCAGGTGAACCAGCTACGTCCATGCTTTGTGTAATTGTGTTTCTTTCCGCTATTTTTTGCGGATCTAATGTAGGATCTATTGCCATATTTTTACCATAAAAAAAGGCCCCCAAAGTGACCTATTAGTTTTTTATTTAAATTAATTTATGCTTTATCAACAGCTTCATCTAATGGTGTATTTACCTTTTCTAGCTTTCTAAGGGCTGCGTAAAACTTCTCCATTTGCGTTTGTGTTTTCGAATTGTCTTGCTGCTTGGTCAAGTAATCCTCTGTTGACTTCTGTGTTTTCATACCACGGCCTTTCTGTATTTTCTGTAACTTTAAATCCTTTAGGTATAATACCATTTTTAGCATTTTTTATAAATTTTTCAAATTCTTTTTGTCTTGTTGGTGTCATAAAAACACTTGATCCATCACTTAGTGGATATTGTACAACAGGTCCATTTTCTGTTTGCGTATATCTTGCTCCAGATGAAAAAGTATTAAATTTACCTTCAACTACACTTTTGCCAATTGGTGAACCTTCAGTAATTGCACTTAGAGTGCTATGGCTTACAACTTGTTCTCCTTCAATAACCCAATTTTCCCAATGCCATCTGCCTAATGTTCCATCTTCTGGCCTACCTAAAAGTTCGTAAGTTTTTTGTATATTAGGTCTTAGACCATCTTCAAGCATTTCTGTTAACAAAATTCCCCTTGGACCTCTAAATATGCCTTGTAATCCTTCACTAATTGTTGTTCCTTCTTTTTTAAAACCGTCATATATATTTTTACCACCAAATCTACCATCGTCCCATAAATGCCGGCCTTGTATTCTGTCCATAACTAACACATCATCTCTACCAGCAACAAGCAATGTAAATGATACTACCTTATTATCAATTCCAGCACCTTCAGTTAAAGCCATAAATTCACGCCTTATGTCTTTTGCTGAAACATTAGGGTCAGCTATCATATTATGTAAAGATTGTAATACAGTTAAATCACTTCCTTGTGGTTTTTTTGATAACTCAAACAATAATTTACCAGCAGCATTTACATTCATAGTCACTTGTTTACCTGGTGATCCTTCAGGTAAAGAATTTTTGATAGTGTTTTCCCACTGAATTTTGTCAGCTTCTGAAAACGTACCATTTACCACTTTTTCTATAAGTGGTCTAGCGTCTTGCATAATATCTATAAATGCTGCTTCTTGTTGTACTGGACCAGCTCCTCTTGACAATATACCCCAAACAAACAAATCAGCTGTCATAATTGGTGATGATTGTCCACTTGAATAAATATCTCTTATATCTTTAACATAACTAAAACCTTCATCTACACCTTCTTTCATTTCTGGTGTAAGATTTTTAAGTTTTTCTGCCATTTTTTCTGGACTATTAGCGTATTCTATTGCTTTCAGCGGTGGAATAGGCAAATACTGACCACCAAATGCTTCCTTTTCCATCATTAACCAATTTTCTGTGCTTTGTAACGCTTGTGGATGAGTATTTGAAGTTTGATCTATTGCAGTAAAGACTTCCTTTTTATTGTTTGGTGTAAAAGCTTGGACAACAGGATTAATAGGTTTTTCGCCATCACTTTCAACTAACAATTGATGTGGAACTTTGTGCGCTCTTGCATCTACAGGTGCTGGTTTTAAAGATTGAAAAAGTTTAATAATTTTTGTTAAAGGTGCAGCTTCACCTTCTTCTTGTGTGGCTGCCGCACCAACGCCACCAGCAATAGTAGCCTTCCCTAATGTTGATGCAAATATTTTTGATGCAGCAATAAATGCAGTTGTTAAAGCTGCACCAACGCCAACTGTATCTGTTAACGCCCCTTTCACACCAGCTTTAAACCTTTCATAGGAAGATACATCATTTGGATCTTCTATTTGTGATTGCATAAATTTTACAAATTCGTTTTCAACACCTAAAGAAACAGCAACATCCGCAAGGTTACCGGTTTCTGGCGTAACTGCATAATCAGCACCACTGCCTTTTATAAATCCTTTGGCCACACTAGAACCTTTTGCAGGGGTAAGGGATGCTGCAACTAACCATTGCGTTATATCTGAAACTATTTGTCCAACACCTGTTTCTGGCTCAATTGTTTTTAAAGCATTGTCAAAATCGCTCTTTTTTAAACCAAATATAGGCATAACCATTTCTACTACATCTATATTATCAAAAGAAATACCATATGTGTCTTTATATTTTTTTTGTAAAAATGCATTTGGAGCTGGATTTATTACAGATCCAATTAATGTAGATACATCTTTTGTGGCATCTAAAGCACTAGTAACACCTTTTGTTATTCCTGTTGTTGCAACTTTACCTATTTCTTGACCAATACCACTTTCGTTTAATTGTTTAGAAGCTTCAGAAAGTGCCTGACCACTTGGTGACATACCAGGATTGTAATTATTCAAAGTTTTGAAAATATTTGTCATTAAATCTGTTTCAACAACACGATTATCACCATCATTATCATCTAATCTTTCTAAACTATCATACACATAATTTTCTAATCTTTGATCCATATCAAACCTTAATAATTTATGCCAAAATTTCTTAACGCTCTTTCAAAATAATCAATTTCTTTGTATATTTCTTTTTGTGAAGCTATATCTCTAGGGGCTTCTTCAGTTAAAATTCTTAACCTTTCAAGACCAATATCACGTGATTGCTCTAAAATACGTGCTAATTGAGGTGTAGTACCTGTAGCAACAAATGTTTCGCTTTCACCTAAAGAAGTGTTGTATAAAGGCAATCCTAGATCATCTCTTCTATTTCTATCATTGTAAATCTTTATTTGTTCAATGGCATCTTCTACAATAACTCTTTGAAATTCAGTTTGATTATTTTTTTTAATTTTAGAAAGCTCTTCACGTATCATTTCTTGTGTCAAAAGAATTTTCTTTTCTCGAGAAGCATCAACAAATCTTAACAATTCACTTGATATAATATTGACGTGTCTTGCCGCAGCTATCACTAAACTATCATTTCCATAATTTTCCAATTCTGCTAGATTTGCTCCTGACCTTTCTTTTTCTTCTTTAATTCTTTCATTAACAAAACTAATAATAGTTTGATTTTCTTTATAAATACGTATTTTATCTTTATATTCAGAAATAATATTTCGATAATTATCAGTATTTGGCAACAAAGAATAGCCATCTATTTTTGGATATTCTTCTATTGTTTTACGTAACATTGTATGTGTAAGCTGATTGTCTAATAACAAATCGTCAAGTTTATTTTTAAGCCTATCTATAGCAAATTCATCTCCAAATTGTATACTTCGGTCAGTTTCTGTCCTTGAAATAGAACTTAACGCATCTCGTTCTTCTTGACTAAATCTAGATTGTAATCCAATTGGATTTACATTAACCATAGAATTAAAAATATTTTTTAAATCAAAACCAGTTATTGATCTTTGTGATTGTGTTTGAGAAATAATTTCTTGTTCTACATTATTTTTTAAAACTTTTATGTCACTTGGTATATTTTGAGTAATATCATTAAATAATTCTAATGCCTGATCTTGATTGTACACAGCGGAATTTTGTATAATAACTATATCATTTATAAATTCTGATCTTTTTTCTATTAATTCATCTTCTTGATTTTTTTGAAAATCGTCAAAATCTTTTCTAGCTGAAGTAGCACTTGATAAATTCTTTATTAATAATTCTGAACTATAAACATCATCAAGATTAAATAATGCTTCTAATATTCCACTACCGATGTTTTGTTCAAAATTTTCTGGTAATTTTGATAATTTAGAACTAACAGAATTACCAGATGTATTATTAAAATTAATTAAATCAAAAACAAAACCTACTCCTTTTTCTGGATTATCATTAATAAAATCATTTATCATAATTGTGCCAGCTTTTTGAATAAAAGAATTTCTAGCAATTAAACCTTTGTTTGTTAAAGTTAATTGCCCATTTTTATCTTTTGCTGTAAAACCTGGGGTTGTTCTTATAAATTCATTAATAATAAAATTATATTCATTTTGATTTGTCTTACTATTTAACTTTGATAATGATACATCTTCTTTTTGCTTTAAGGCTAATGCTGCCCTTGCTGCAATCGCTGCATCTACTTTTTTTCTTAATCTAGTTCTTGCACTGTTTTCAGCAATATTAAATTTACTCTCAAATTTAAGTCTAGAATTAAGATTTGTACCTATATTGTTTTGTAATGTTGTTTTTATTTCATTAACTTGCTGGTTCCATCTTGGTTGATCACCATCAAGTACAGAATAAATATTAGCATCATTTGCCATAACATTTTCTAATGACGCTAATTGCGTTGCCGCAGCTAATAAATTTTCTTCAAGTTTTAATTCTTCAGCAACTCTATATCGACCTAATGATATTTCTGCAACCTCACCCAAAAAAGCGTTTAGCGGTGCTGCTTTATCTATTTCTGACTGTGCAACACTAAAACTTTTTCTTGCACGTATAGACGCACCAGGCGCACGATTAGAGGGATTAAACTTAGCTGTGTAGGTCGGTATTCTCATTAGCTCTGCCCTACCCTTCCTATATTTCTACCACCATAAAATTCTGTACCTAATCTTGCTGCCTGTCCTAAAGAACTAATAAGTGATTTTGTACCTTGCGCCTGTAAACTAGCCGCTTGTGCGCCACCTTCCATACGAGATAATTCTGCTTGCAAACGTGCATCTTCCTGTTTGTCATTGATCTCCATATTAATAAGTTCGTTTTCAAAATCCATCTGTTCTAAAGTAAAATCAAATTCATTGGCACTTTCTAAACCAACAAATATAGGCGTACCCATAGATAAATCTACACCGGAATAAGCAAACCCAGCACGTTGCTCACCACGTAAAGTATCAAAATCTTTCCTCGCTCTTTTTTTGGCAAGCACTAAATTATCATTAATAATCGTGCGTTGCTTTTCTAAAAGATCTATATCACGTTCAATTAACTTAGCGTTAAACTCTCCAACTTCTCTAGCTGCTTGTGCGGCACTGTCTGCTGCACGTTTTTGTTGTAAGCCACCAATTAAAGTAGCCCCTAATGTTAATACTTGAAATATGCTCATCTAAATATCAAAAGTTGTTAATCTTGGATAAATTGCTAATACTGTCAAAGGTAAAGCTTGGGTTTGTCTAAGGTGTACTGTGTCATTTTCATAGTACGTACCGGTAAATTCTACTGTTTTATCACCAGTAAATAACGGTACTGCTTCACTTGCCGCCATAGAACTATCACGAAATGGTATACTTTCCAATGTGTCATTATTAGGTCCAACATCTAACCCTACTGTATTTAACAATCGTACAGTAACGCCATGCAATCTTTTAGGCTTGCCTTGTGATGTACCATCTGCACTACCAGCTTCTAATCTTAATGTTTGCATACTTGAATTATATCCTAGACCCATAACCGCCAATGTGCTTTCAAATGATAATGTTACATCACCAGATGATACTGTACGCACAGCATGAGCTGCTCCATTGGCCGTTATAGAAATAACCTGACCTTCCAAATGATATAACCCTGTCATAGCTGTTGTTCTTTGTGTTGAATAATCAGCTGGCGTAGGCCATCCAGATGGAAAAGTTAAGGCACTATCACAAAAGAAAGCTTCTTCTGTTGTATTGCCAAATTCAATTGATTTTAATCGCTCAATATATCTTTTTGTAGCACTATTAATTGTTCTTTTGACAATCATGTATAATTCATCTTCACCACTATCTGACGGTAAAGTTGCAATACTTTCTACAACAGCATTTGTTTGTGATGCACAACGTAAATTATTATCATCTGACGATGTTGCCGTTACCACCTGACCAATAGCAGATTTTATAGTAACTGTGGTTGTACTTGCTGTAGCCGTGAAATCATCATGGTTATTAATGGCTGTCGCTAGATTTGTAGCTGTTGTATTACTTGCACCACTTACAGGAATAAAATGTAATGTAGATGTCGCTGATGATGCGCCTAATGCATCCGCTGTAAATGTAACGCTTGTACCATCACCTTTTGTTAACGTAACCGTCTTACCAACAAATGATGATGTTATGCTTCCTACAGTTACTGTTGTTGTTCCTAATACACCACCTAATAAATGTTTATGCCACGCAACCACCTGCTCTTCTCGCCTGTATGTCATGCCCAACAAAACACCATCACTGCGCAAACACCAAACAATACTATCCGGCTCCTGTTGATACGCAAACTCACTAATACCACCCTCTGTAATATGTTCAGAGAGTATAGTCATATCCGGTGCTTGATAACCAAATTCATCTACATCACCTACATATCTAAACTCACGTACTTTACGCTGATTACGCTGCAAAAATAAAGTCACATCAGCCACCTGTACTGGTGCTACTTTTGCAGAACCATAATTACTATACTTTCTTATGAGCGTTGTTGTTGGCGTGATTGGACCTTGACTTGATGTTGTTACAACAAATTCACCACCAGCCGTACCAATAACTAAAACCCTTGTCGCTGACATCCACCGGATTTCATTGACCGTATTACTTGCAATTGTATAAACTAATGCATCGTCTGCATTAGAACCAGTGGTAAAATCTGTATAGCTGCCGTTTTTACTAAAAAATATTGTTTGTGGATTATTGTTTGTACCGGCAAATACTAACCGTTGTTCAAAGAAAGTAACCACAGATGGATAATTATCTGAACTTACATTGAGATTTAAAATAGATGAATTACTTGATGATGTTAAAGTAGGGGTTGCAAAGGTCCAGTTATTATTTGCAGATCGTGTTAATGTTCTTATTGCATGACTAGGATGCACTAAAAACATCGTATCAGCACTTTGCGCAAAGTTTACATCTGCTAAATCTGATGAGCTATAAGGCGTTGCTACCTCAAATATTTTGTCAACTGTTTGCGTTTCTCCAGCGGAAAATGTACTCATACTAGTTGTATCAATTGCATTTCCAAACAAGTCTGTTAACGTAAAAGTATTCGTTGTTACATTTGCAATTTTAAAATTTCTATTTTGCAAATCAGCTAAATAAGTAGCACCTACACCACTCATGTTTAAAAATACTTCATCACCATTACTTAACTGATGATTATTACTAGTGAAAACACCTGGATTAGCATTTGTCATAGCCGTAAGAGTTTTAGCAGATTCTGTTAAAATTTGCTGACCACTGCGATACACACGCATGATCTGATCACCAAATTCAAGAATATACGTATCACTTGTTTTAAACTGAAAAGGTATCAACCTTGTTGTGTCATCACTATCTTTAACTTCACCTAAAAATTCTGTGCCTGGTCTACGTGTAACACCACCTTGCGGAAGAACAAGAAAATTCGTTAAATCAGACAATCCTTCTGAGTATTTCTGAAGTCCAACCCTGCCTTCAAGCTTCGGAGATAATTCACCGCCTGTAAATGAAGATAATGCTGGAGCTGATTTTGGCATTAAAATCTGCTTTCGATAAGATCAGAAGCTTCAATGCGTTGTGGCGCACCTTCAGTAGCGTCAACAAAACGTGCTTCTTTTAGTTTCTCCTGATATAAATTATACGTGCTATTCATCAAAGTATTAGAACCGGTAATCGCATAGCAAACTTCATGCGCTAAACGTGCTGCTAATGCTTCAATTAATCCACTATCATACTTTGTTGTATCGGTAATTTGACCAATATATTTAATTTTTGCCGTACCTTCATCTGTAAGTAATAAACGACCTTCAATGACATAAACAGGCTTACCATCGTTTGTAAGCATATTATCCATAGGATACGTTAATGTACCATTACTAAATTCAAGCACTCTTAAACAGGATGGGTCTGTTGGTAAGATAAACTGGTTAGTATATCCAAAGTTTGGTGAAGAGCTGTCTTTTGACAAGGTAGCTCTAGATATTAAACTATTCCAAGGATGCGCCCTAAATACAGCATCACGAACATTATCAAATCTTTGATTAATAACAGTTGCTGCCTTAACATTTTCAGTAAAAGAACTAATAGTACTTGCGCCTATAATATTTAAAGCAAAGTTAGCAATGTCTACTTTAGATGCCATTTATATCTCCTAAAAAAAAGAAGGGGGGAAAAATCCCCCCCCAACTTATTAGTCAACCACGTATTTTATGGTTAACTCAATGGTTCCTGTGCCAGCAGCACCACCCATTGTTACGGTTACTGCAACACCATCACCGTTGGTATCTGTGACTGTGCCTGACCCTAGAGCCAATGTAGCCATTATATCTACCTTTTGTGCGGATGTTGATGCAGCAGCTGCTTTATAAGCGGCAGCGGATGCACTTACAGCTGTACCGGAACTATTGGTATGCGCTGCATAACCAACCGATAAGGTCGTAGAGGAACCTAACGCATCATGCGCTAATGATCCTTCTAACAACCGTGCGTTGTGCGGAAGTATAAACATTTCAATAACATCACCAGATGCTAAAGAAGATGCTTCATATACGTCATGCGCAACACGTATTCTACCACCCATTTTATTTACTGGGTTTTTTACGGTTGGAACTGCTCTTGTGTTGGTTCTACCAACAGAGTAAACTGTAGCCATGATCTATCTCCTTTACTCGTTACAAGCAATTTCAACTACTTTTTCTTCTTCCATTCTAGTAGAACCGAATGAAGAACAGTAGTAGACTTGCGTTGCATAGGATTTATCGGAGCGTTCATCGATCTTGGCGTTTGGCTCTTTACCAATGGCAAGTTTCATACCATCTTGCGCCCATGCATAACATAAACGGCTAGTGCCATCGTCTGTTAGACGGTTGCTGGTAATAAACTTGAAGCCAACAAACGTATCAATATCACCCTGTACTAAAGCTTTGACCGTATTAAAGTCAGCACTTGTTACAGTAGTGCTATTGAGTAGATCTTCAATTTGCTCCGGCGATACAACAATGTATCTAGGAATAGATGGATCAACTGATTTTTCATCTAGTTTTTTCTTAGCCGTTACGAGCTTTGCAATGGTAAGACCAGCACTACCATGAGCAATTTTTTGCGCAGATGGTAATGTTGTAGATGTAGAACCTGTTGTACCAGTTAAGGCTGTTCCACCCATAGCAGCAATAATAACATCATCCATAGAACGACCTATAGCAGCGGCCGCAGCCCTTGCATAAGTGCTTTCTGGAGATATGAGCATACGTAATTTATCCTGATCATCTATCAGGTCCGCATATTCATAATCCGTTAATGTTACCATCCTACGACTATGTGGCGTGTTCATAAGGGGGGTATCTGCGTGTCTGCTCGTCTTAGCAGCAGCGGCAGCTTGCCCAACCTGTTCAAAAAATGCTTTGTCACCAGTAATGCTTTCAACATCCACCGTATCACGCAATAGGGAACCCATTTGCTGTGATAGCATTTGAACATTGGAACTATACTGTTGTACAAAAGCAGTCGTGATTTGTGTAGACATAAATCACACTCCTTTACTAAAGTTAAAATTAAAATTTATTTTTTTGCCAGATAATCCAAAATGGGTCTGTCTTGTTCATTTAGCAGAACCAACACTGTTGACTTACAACTTGCAGAAGGGCCGTTGCCGGTTATCCTACGTGAATATGCTCTCGTAGCTGTAAAGCTTCTTGAACATAAAAATCGTGCTGTGGATGGGATTTATCCCAATACGGCGTGTCCTTGGCCGTAATCTCCATCAGTTTTCTGTTTGCTTCCTGTGGTGTCATTATTAAATCGTTTGTTTCACCTTCCAATGTATCTTCTCCCATTTGATCAGCTAAATTAACAAACAATCGAATAATATCAGGATGATCACCTAAAAGCCTACCATCAGCCAATTCAATTGTATCCAGTGGATCTATCGAACCTAATAACTGTGTGGCAGCACTTTTAGCCATTTTCATCTTTTGGTCAAACGCTTTCCCAAATTCTTTTTCGAGTTGCGCTTTTGTTTCCGTAAGGGCGGTTTCAACTTGGGTTTCTCTTGCCTGACCTTCTTGAGTGGCGGCTTCGGCAAACGCTTTCGCCATACGTTCAGCTTGCTTTCCATTAAGACCGGTATCATAAGCAATTTGCTTAAAAGTAGCCAAATCAGGGTCTGCAAACCCTTCAACGCTTTCAAAATCATATTCAGTGGGCGCATTAGGACGGCCAAGCCTTTCATAAACATTATTCCACTCCTCATCTGTTGCTGATTTGCCAGGTAATGGCAATTTATCTACGCCAATCATTTTCTGTGCATGAACGTAGGATTTTGCCAATCCAGCTGTATCTGTGAAATTACGTAGGCTTGGTTCTCCACGTAAATCTTCTGGTAATGTATCAATAAATGATGCTGGTGCAGCGTCTGTAACCGGTGCTGCTTCGGTTTGAGATCCAGTTTCTTGGATTACCTCTTCACTCATTAGATATTTCCTTCTGTTGTTCTAATTTTTCCTGTGGCTGCATCATGCGTATGATATTCAGCACAACAGACCGTTGCCCCTCAAAAAAGGCGGTGTCATAAGGATCACCTTTAGCATAAGTTGTTTGGTAAAAACCAAAGCATACCTTTAAATGCTCCAGTATAACCTTACCATCATCTGTATTAAATATTCGCCGATAGTTATCTTTTAGATCACCAGTGCGTATTTGACTAATTTTCTTCATGCGGCTGGCGGTGCTTCTGCTTGTTCAGCTTCAGATAATACTTTTAATAATGGAGCTGCTTTTTGTGCTTGCTCTGCGTTCATCATTTCCTGTTGCTGCTGGGCAAGTTGTGCCTGTTGTTGTGCCTGTTGCTCACGTAAGGCCGCTACTTCTTCATTACTCTTGATAACTTTAGCCGGCATACCAGCAACATCAACAAGATACTTTACCAATCCATCATCATCAATGTAATCCATCACCGGTAGAGATTGACCTAATTGCAGTAATACCTCTAGACCTCGCATCATAGATTGTAAGTCTGTAAGCTTTTGCGCTTTAGCCAATGGAGATACATATTCAATATCTATATCCTGACCCTGTAATTCTTCCGGTGGCACATCCAAACGACCCTTACGCAACATTAATTTAAAACTTCTTTGTATTAATGGCTGTAGTAATTCAGATTGCAAACGACCCATAACCGGTCCTAACAACCTCATTTTTTCTTCGTTTCTTTGTAATACCTCTGTCGCTGTCATTTGTGGACCTGTCTGCAATTGCAGCTGATCAACATAAAACGCTGCTCGTATGGCATTGCGCCTTTGCTCTTCCATTGCAATACCAATTGGGTTTGTTGCCCCAGCCTGTAAAGGCTCAAGCCTATCCCTGGTTCCAGTACGATAGAAATTCAATGCGCCAGGTGTGGTACGCACAGGGAGAAGAAAACCATCGTCTGGAACCATAAGGGGTGGATCTATCTGTTTTTGCGCAGCTCGTATGCTTACTTCAGACATTTTATTAACCATCTTAACATCTGGCAAACAACTCATAGCCGGTGACCGTCCATAGATCGACACGCTGTCTTTATTAAATCTTGGAACCATAAAAGGTAATTCGTCAAAACCACCTTCGCCTAATAACGCTTTACTTTCTGCATGATAATAAATAGATCCTACAGGCTTACGAATAGGGGATGACCCTAAATTATCTGCCCTTGGATATACAACATGAATAATATCATGGTCCTGATAAGGATCTTTATCTAGGTCTTTTTTAACTTTATCCGGTAGATTTTCCTCTCCAAAACGCTGGGCAAGCTGTCTAGCGTTTAACTGAAACTTTCTATACACCGTATCCACACGGTCATTCATATCCTCACTAATAAGAATTTCAGCTATATGCCTTGTGGAAAACCGTAATCCCTCATCATCAAAATCAACAAATAAACAACCAGTGCCAAAAACAACTAGATCATAATACAATTCATGTATTTCCTGTTGAAAGTTTGACCGTTGAAATTCTTTATTAATTAATTCTACACAACCTTCCAGCCATTCATTGGCCGCATCATTCTGCGCTAGCTGTAAATCCCTGTATCGCATGGAAAACCAAGGACTGGATGGACTTGTCAACATACCATGCAAACTAGATGCTAACAATTCTACCGCATGAATAGCCGTGCTATCAAAAATTAATTCTGTTCTTTTGTCACCTTGGGTACGCTTTTTTGTAATATCTGCTTTTCTAGGCAGCATATAATCCGCAAGTTCTTGCCAATGCTTTTCCCATTGACTACGCTGCGAATGCAGTTTCTGATAACGTCTATCTAACGCAACAACCGTCTTATTTGCTATGGCCATGATAATCCTTTGTTGTTTTTGTAGAATTTAGAGCTTTTGTATATTGTGTATCTAATGAATGCTTCCAATCAACAATCGCATCCGCTTTTGTCAACCAATCCAATTCATCCCATTGATCATTAAATTTTATGTATCCCTCACCATTGATCTGATCCCAGTGAAGCATAGCAAAATTAACTTTCATCAGGACATTCCTAACATCGATTGCTTTTTTTTCTTAACACCGGCCATACTACGGCCCTGTGTACGACCGGCTTGCTTTTGCATCATTCTTTCCATTGGATCTACATTCATGGAAAAACGCATATTTTGTAATGGCTGTGCAGACATTGCACCCATCATACCAGCCATATTCTTTTTTTTACCATAAGCCATTACGCACCAGCCAATAACGATTGTGTATTACTAGGCTGATAAGATGCAAGCATACCCAGCCTTTGTTTTGATCTAAGCCCTCTCTTAGGCCGTAATCCAGTTGTATCATCTTTATCAATGCCTTGCGCAGATGTAGCAATTGTACCACTTTTCGGACCTTTTTCAGCATCTTGCAGTACACTTTGTACCGCTGGCGTAGTCGTTGTTACTTCTGTTGTTTCTGTATTTGTTGTGTCAGAATCTTCTTCTTCTTCTTCTGTTTCTGTCACGACTGGCGTTGCAGCTGCTTGCGCCCTGTTTTGTGCATCCCTATCATCACGTCTTTGCTCTGCTTCTGATTTTGTAAACATATCAGTACGCATAACATTTCTGCCACCAATTGTTTCTACAGCAGCACTTCCTTGTTGAGCTAATTTATTAACCTGTTCTTGTGGGTTCATTGTAAGATTTTCAAAACTTGCACTATCTAAAAAATCTTTAGCTTGGACACTTGTTTTATCTTTTTTAGCTTGAGAAGAACCAATATCTTGCTTGGCATCTCCTTGTAAACTATCTAAAAAATCACTAAAAAATCCCATTACATCCTCGCTTCAAATGGATTATATGTCATTTCTGCCTGTCGCTGTGGCGGCCTAATATGATAATTACTGGTCCTATGACCAACAGCAAAAGTTCTAAAGGCATCCGCTCCATGCGATGCCCAGTTATGTACCGGCGTGGACCTAAATACTTTCATACGGTCATTATACGCCCTGTGATAATGACGTAACGCTTCTAATCCAACCTGACATAAATCACGATCAAACCAGCACTTGCCAATAATCATTTTGGCAGCGTGTATGCCATCTTCCAAGGGCAGTTTAGACACCACTCTGAAAGCAATGCCCAAGTCATAGGCCGTTTCCCTTCTGGACTTACCAGACCCCAGTTCTCTGACTTCAATATCGTGCGGTGCGTTGTGGGTTCCATATAAATATCCTCGTTCTTGCAGCACTTTAACATAATACGGTAATCCCTCGCCCCTGTTCTCAAAATAATCAATAACGTGTATAGCTCGACCCACCGTTTGCGTAAACCATATACACGTACTATCATTTACGCCTAGATCCCACCACGTATCAACCTTGTACCCTTCATCATACGGTACATGGGTTATACGATTAGCCGTACTAGCCTTTTCTATCTCCTTGGCATAAATCGCACCAGGCACATTAGCCACCCAGGAACATTCGTATTCCTGATTATACTGATCTTCAGACATTGACCGCTTGGCACTCTCAAGCTCTTCATCATCCAAAATCTCTGTTTCAGATGCTTTATAAACCGCTGTCAACCAATCATTAGATGCTTTAGCAGCTTCGTATAACTCATAAAAACTATTCATGCCCTGCGGCGTACCCATAAACACAGCATACCCCTTTCGGTCCGATAATGCCGGCCTGATAATCTCAGGGAATAAACTACTTGGCATCATGGCATATTCATCATGCACACAACCATCCAGATAAATACCACGTAAGCTATCCGGCGTTTCCGCACCCAACAACTGTATTCTTGCGCCATTAGGTAAATCACACCGCAATTCTGTTTCGTTAAAGCGTACCATTGGTATCGCAGAAGAAAATTGTTTTAAATAATCCCACGCTACCGCTTTGGCCTGTCGATAGGTAGGGGCAATATAGGCAAACCTGGGGTTCGGCTTATCGGTCAATATAGCATCCCTCAATAAATGATTAATAGCCATAACCGTCTTACCAAACCTACGGTGACAAACAATCACGCCCCATCTCTTATTCTGTAGCTTATGATGCAGCTCTTTTTGCAACGGCCTTGGATGATAGGGTATCTTTATCTGCACTTACCCACTCATCATAGACTTGCGCTTCTTCTTATTCTTCTCGCTATCCGGAAAACCAGCTTGCATATTCTTATAAGCCTTATCAGTAATCGTAGACTTCTTCTTACTTCTCGATATACCTAAACGCTTTCTACGGTTAATATTCTCATATAAACTCATGCTGCACCCATCATTGATTTCTTCTTTTTCTTTTCCTGGTTTTTCTTAGCAGCCGTAATCACATCACCCCTCGTAATCTTATTGGGATCACCATACATAGCCGCTAACTTCTTCTTCTTAGGTGTCATCATTAGTACCTCTTACCGCCGCCTTTGCCTTTTTTCTTTCCTGGCATATCCTATCCTTTCGCTTTGTTTCGTTTCGATATATTGGCTGCTTTACTTCTAGCATCCGCTTTACTACTCGCTCCCCATTTCCTCAGAGAAAGTAATAATCTTGTGGGCTTGCCATCCTTATACTCCGGACCTTTGGCATTACCCATCCTAGCTAAAAAAGACGCTCTACGTGGATTATCACCAGTACGAACCGGTGGTTTTAAATTACCCTTATAACTATCCCTACCCCTCTGATTTAAGCCACCAGTAGGCGATTTACCTTCTTTCCTAGTCCAAGCCGGTGAACTCATTTGCCTACCTTATCCATAGCTTTCTTATGAGCTTGGGAGAATGTCAATGGGTTCTTCTTTGTCATAGCCTTTTTCATTTCATCCATATGCTTTTTACTATGGTGGTCACTATGCTTTGATAGTAAAGATTTCTGTCTTTTGGTTAAGGACATGAGTGTGTGGGTTCCTTAGATGATAGATATAACGATATAGAAGGTGGCGCAGATTTTTGGAGGGTGGGGGCCACCTATATCTGTAAAAAGTTACATAATACGTATTATGCGAATAGGATATTGTTATAAATCAATGACTTATAAGAACACAAGATATTATGTAACTATTTTTTACAATATCAATTTAAAAAAATTCTAGCTTGGGGGTACGTGCGAGCAGTACCAAAGTGTATTTAAGATAATGGTCACCCACCATCCCAAGTCAAAGTAATACTACCACTCGTTGCCTTCTGATCATTAGGATTATTTCTAATACCACCTAATGGTTGTAATTGTCTTTTCAGTTTATCCAGGTTATCTAACTTGATCCTTCTCCATGTTGCTTCTGCCATTGCTTTCTTAGCATCATCAGGTAATGGAGCATTAATCAGATCCCTTATCTGATCTTCTATATGCTCACCTTGTATAGCTCTTGCTTTAGCATAAGCTTCATAAGCTTCATCATTA